GCCTCCCTTTTCTCTCCCCACGCTTTTATGGGCCGCCAAGGTGGTGCTGACGGTGCCTGACGAATCCATTGTCCAAATTATCCGGTCGGGTGATCGGCGGCGGTCGCTCGAGACGATCCGCGACAGCCTCGCCGAGCGGCTCGAAGCCGCCGAGGGCCGCGACACCGCGGTCATCTCGAAGGAACTCCGCGAAGTGATGCGCGAGCTCGAGCAGATCCCGACAGGCAAGGAGGTCTCGACCTCCGATGACCTTGCAGCTCGACGCCAAGCGCGGATCACAGAGGCCCAGGCTCAGGAGCGTCCCGCCGCGGGCCAGTAGTGCCGGCGGTGAAGCGATCGAGCAGGCTGAGGCTGCGGGGCTGATTCTGGATCCGTGGCAGCAGTACGCCGTGGAGGACGTGCTCGGTGAAGCCGAGGACGGGTCGTGGGCGGCGATGGAGACCGGGGTGATCGCGCCCCGCCAGAACGGCAAGGGCGGGATCATCGAGGCCACGGAGCTTTGTGGCCTGTTTGTGCTCGGCGAGCAGCTGATTTTGCATTCAGCTCACGAGTTCAAGACCGCTCAGGAAGCTTTTCAGCGGGTTTTGGCGCTGGTAACGAACACTGATGACCTCCGCAAGAAGGTCAAGAAGATCACGCAGGCTCACGGTGAGGAAGGGATCCAGCTTCTCAGTGGGCAGCGGCTCCGGTTCGTGGCCCGCTCGGGTGGATCAGGTCGCGGGTTCTCTGCGGACCGGATCATCCTCGACGAGGCGTACGCGTTGACGTCGGATCAGATGGCGGCGCTCCTTCCGACATTGTCAGCGAGGCCGAACCCGCAGGTGAACTACTATTCGACGCCGCCGAAAGAGTCCGCGGCGTTCCTGTGCGAGCTGCGGAAGCGCGGCAAGAACGGTGCCCCCGGTTTGGCGTATTTGGACTGGGGCGCGGACTTGAACATGGCGTCGCCGACGCTCGCCGAGTCCATCGCCGACCCGGACCTTTGGTACCGGACGAACCCGGCTCTGGGGATCCGGATCTCTGAAGCGTTCGTCGAGAAAGAACTCTCGGCGCTGCCCGCGGAAGAGTTCGCCCGTGAACGTCTCGGTGTGTGGCCGGCCGCCGCTGGCGGTTCGGTGATCGACCCCGAGCAGTGGGGGCGGCTCGCCGATCTCGACTCGGGTATCGACGGGGCAATGGCGTTGTCGATCGACATCACGCCTTCCCGCGACTACTCGTGCATCGCCGCGTACGGGCTCCGCTCTGACGGCGCCGGGCACATGGAAGTCGTTGAACATCTTCCGGGGACCGACTGGGTGATCCGGCGTCTGGTGGCGCTGCGGGAGCGGTGGAAGCCGGTCGCGCTCGCGCTCGACGTGAAAGGTCCCGCGGGTTCACTCCTGGTGGAGCTCGAGAAGGCTGGCTTCCATAAACCGGCCGAACCGGAGAACCCGAAGTTCGGGGACCTCCTGATTTTGACGTCCTCTGAGGTCGCTGCCTCATGCGGGCAGATGGTCGACGCGGTCTCGCAAGCAACCATGCGCCACATCGACCAGCCGCAGTTGAACACCGCGGTAGCCGGCGCGAAAACCAGGCCTCTCGGTGAGGCGTGGGGATGGGGCCGGAAGGTCTCCGGGATCGACATTTCACCGCTGGTGGCTGGCTCGCACGCCCGATTCGCTTGGGAAGCACGAGCACACCTGGTTTCTGACGCCGAATACAACGTGCTGGAGAGCATTTTCTGATGGGAGGGCACGTTGCGTAACCCCTTCCGCGGGATGTTCCGTCGCGAGCAAGAGCAGCGGGCGATCGGCCCGGATTCGGTGTCGTTCCCTACAGCGTCACTGGCGGATCCGGGTGCGTTGAGTGTTGACGGGGCGCTCCGGTTGGCGCCGGTGTTCGCTGCAGGCCGGTTGCTGGCGTCGTCGGTGTCGAGTCTGCCGTTGCAGCGGTACCGCAAGTCCGGTGACCGGAGTGAGAAGCTGCCGCAGTCGCCGCTGTTCAAGAACCCTGCCTCGGTCGGCACGTACCGGGACTGGATTTTCCGGGCGATGACGAGTCTTGCCTACCAGGGCAACGCTGTCGGGATCGTCTGGGAGCGGGACGCGCTCGAGTACCCGACGAAGATCGAATGGTTGAACCCGGCCGATGTGTGGGTCGACGACGCGATGCCGTTGGGGAAACCCGGCTCACCAACGGACCCGGTGTGGCATTGGCGGGACGTGCGCCTCCCGAGAGAGGACGTCGTCCACATTCCGTGGTTCACGCTCCCCGGCAGAGTGTGGGGCCTGACGCCGATTCAGGCGTTCGCGGTCACCACCTCTACGGGCCTTGCGGCGCAGTCGTTCTCCGATGACTGGTTCAAAGCAGGCGGTCGCCCGCCGGGCCGGTTCAAGAACACGAACCAGACGATGAGCCCGACGGAAGTCCAGGCCATCAAGGCGCGTCTGGTTTCCGCGATCCGGTCGCATGAACCGCTCGTGTACGGCGCCGACTGGGACTACGAGCCCATCACCGTCTCGCCAGACGACGCGAAGTTCGTCGACATCATGCGCTTGACCGCCTCCCAGATCGCCTCGGTGTACGGGGTGCCGCCGGAAATGATCGGCGGCGAAACCGGCGGCTCCTACACGTACTCCTCGCCCGAGCAGCGGCAGATCGAGTTCGTGCAGTTCGCGCTCCTGCCGTGGTTGACCACGCTCGAGGAGTCGTTCAACCGGCTGCTTCCCCGCGGACAGTACGTGAAGTTCAACGCTGACGCGTTCATCCGGGTCGACATCCGCACCCGGTACCAGACCTACCTCCAGGCCCGTCAGATGGGGAAGAACTCCATCGACGAGATCCGGGAGTTCGAAGACGAAACGCCGCTGCCGAACGGGCAGGGCAAGGACTACACGCCGCTGCAGAAGCTCGGCGCGCCCGTGCCTGAGGCCGGCGAAGGAGACGACGATGAGCAAGCGTGACCGCTTGAACGGAGCACCGGAGCGGCGCAGTGTCGCGGTGACCGATTTCGAGATGCGCGAGGCCGGCGATTCGCTGTCCCTCACCGGGTACGCGTCGATGTTCGACAGCCCCTACGAGGTGTACGGCGGGCCCCCGATGGGGTGGACGGAGATAGTCGACCGCCGTGCGTTCGACAAGACGCTCGCGTCGAAACCGGATGTGCACCTGCTGATCAACCACGAGGGCATGCCGTTGGCGCGCACCAAGTCGGGGACGCTGCGCCTGTCGACGGACTCGAAGGGCCTGATGGTCGAGGCCAGCCTCGACCGGCGCGACCCGGACGTCCAGCGGCTGGAGACGAAGATGTCCCGCGGCGACATGGACCAGATGTCGTTCGCGTTCCGGGTGATCCGCCAGGAGTGGAGCGAAGACGAGTCCGAGCGGCGCATGGTCGAGGTTTCCATCGACCGCGGCGACGTCTCGGTGGTGAACTTCGGGGCTAACCCGGCCACCTCGACGAGCCTGCGGAGCCTCCTGGAGGCCCTCGAATCCGATCAGGCGCTCGCTGAGGCCCGGTCGATCGGCCCGCACGAACTCGCGGAGGCGCAGCGCGCCCTCGGGAAACTCGTCCGCGCCGCAACCCCCAGGCGAGGCATGTCGATTGCCGCCGCCGAGAAGCTCCTCAACAACTACTAGACGTCCCGCAATCGCGGGCTCCCCGGTACGCGCCGGCCACACCTTGCAGCACGCCACACACACCCGCACTGCGCGTCGTGTGTACCTGCCGCGACGCCGTGACCACCCGATGACCGGACACACGATCAACAACTACGAATGGAGTGTGTCCATCATGGTGGACAACAACACTGACGCGATGACGCGCAGCGTCACCGTCGTCGATGAACGGCTCAAGCGGCTCATCCAGCGGCGCGAGGCCGCCGCGGGCGAACGCGAGACGCTGCTGGCGAAGCGCCAGGCGATCGTCGACATCGCGAAGGAAGAGTCGCGTGAAGACCTCCACGAGGAGGAGGAGACCGAGTTCCGTTCCCTCAGCGAGACGGTGAAGGCCAAGGACGGCGAGCTCCGCTCCTACGACGAGCGCATCACCGAGCTCTCTGAGGAACTCGAGCGTGACCGTCAGCTGACCGCTGGCGCGATGGCGGTCCGACAGGCCCGCGCCCGCGCCTCGGTCGTCGGCGAGGCCCGCGTCTACGACAAGGGCAACGGCCGCTCCTACCTGCAGGACCTTGCCCGCACCCAGCTGAACATGGACGGGTCCGGCGAGTCGAGCGAGCGTCTGCGCCGCCACGCGCAGGAGGTCGCCACCGACACCGAGTACCGCGACCTGAACCGCACCGACGGCAACGGCGGGTACTTCGTGCCGCCGCTGTGGCTGATGAGCCAGTGGGTGGAACTTGCCCGCGCCGGCCGGGCCGTCGCGAACGTCGTCACGTCGCAGTCGCTGCCCGCTGGCACCGACTCGATCAACATCCCGAAGGTCGCCACCGGCACGTCGGCGGCGATCCAGACCGCTGACAACGCGGCTGTCTCGGAGACCGACCTGACCGACACTTCGGTGACGGCGCCCGTGCGGACCATCGCTGGTCAGCAGGACGTCGCGATCCAGCTGCTCGACCAGTCGCCGGTGTCGTTCGACGAGGTCGTCTTCCGTGACCTGGTCGCCGACTACGCGACCAAACTGGACCTGCAGGTGATCTCTGGTTCGGGTTCCTCGGGCCAGGTGACGGGCATCCGCAACACCTCGAGCATCGAGACTGTGACTGCGGGCACCGCCACCGTCAAGTCCGTGTACAGCAAGATCGCCGATGCGGTCCAGCGAGTGCACACGCTCCGGTTCATGCCGCCGACGGTGATCGTCATGCACCCGCGCCGTTGGGCGTGGTTCCTGGCCGCCACCGACACGACCGACCGGCCCCTGGTGGTGCCCTCGGCGGGCAACCCGCAGAACGCGATGGCGACCCTCGGTGTCGTGGGCGCGGAGCAGGTCGTCGGGCAGATGCACGGCCTCCCGGTCATCACGGACCCGAACATGCCGACCACGCTCGGCACGGGCACCAACGAGGACGTCATCCACGTGATGCGCGCCTCGGACCTGCTGCTGTACGAATCGGGGATCCGCACCCGCGTGCTGCCTGACGTCGGCTCCGGGACGCTCACCGTCCGCCTCCAGGTGTACGGCTACATGGCGTTCACCGCGGCCAGGTACCCGAAGTCCGTCGTCGAGATCGGCGGCGCCGGCCTCGTCGCGCCGACGTTCTAGGGGCAAGGCGTGCGGGTCGTCGGCTTGCTGTCGTGGTACGAAGAACCAGCCTCCTGGCTGGCCGAGACCGTCGCCTCCGCGGCGCGGTTGTGCGACCACATCATCGCCGTCGACGGCCCGTACGCCACCTTCCCTGGGGCGCTGCGCAAGCCCGCCTCGGGAAGTGAACAGGCGGACGTCATCGCGCACGCCGCCGCTGGCGCGGGTATCGGATGCACAGTCCACAGTCCCCGGTCTCCTTGGTGGGACGGGGAGGTGGGCAAGCGGGACTGGATGTTCCGCGCCGCCGAACTCGTTACCACCGAAGCGGATTGGCTGCTGGTGATCGACGCTGACGAAGTGTTGACGACTATCCCGCCCGACACGAGACAGCTGCTCGAGGCATCCGACAAGGACGTAGCCGAGTTGCGCTTGTGGGACCGGGACGGATCCGAGGTCCTCGACCGCAGATTCATCCGCGCCCGCCGCGGCTTGAAGGTCGAGGGCGCCCACTACGTGTGGACCACGCCAGACGGGGCGGTGCTTCGCGGCAACCAGACCCTCCAGGAGCTTGCGCCCGCTGAACCGTTGTGGGACGTGCGCATGGAACACCGGACCCGCCACCGCAGTGCCGCACGGCAGGACGCCAAGCAGGACTACTACGCCACGGTCGGCGACATCGAACAGGTGAGGACATGACCAGAGACATCGAGGGCGACTACAAGCGCGCCTACATCGCCGAGTACGAGGGTTACGCCTTGGCCGGTCGAACCAAGGACGCAGCGGTCATCGCGCAGATCCTGAAGGACCACTACGGGCACGACGTCAAGCCTGCGCCTGAGCGCGCCGACGCGAAGGCCCCAGAGAACACCGCTGAGCCTGCCCCGAAGAAGGGCGGCCGCCCCAAGCTGCCTCGCGACGCCGACGGCAACATCGTTCGATAGGGAGGCGTCGTGATCGATCTCGGGGACGTCTACCGGATCCGTGTACCGGTCAAAGACCCGGCTGGCACGCTTGACAGTCCTGCAACGGCAACGCTGACGGTCACGCTCCCCGATGGAACGACGGCGACTCCCGCAGTAACGCTGCCGCCCGCCGAGACGGGCATCGTGATCGTCGACTATCCGACGGTGCAGGCGGGCCGTCACCAGTTCGTGCTCACCACGACCGACCCGCAGACGGCGTTCCGGGATGTGTTCGACGTCCGCCAGGCCGAGCTCACGAACATCGTGAGCCTCGCCGAGACGAAGAATCACTTGAACATCACCAACGACGGTGACGACGCCGAACTTCGGGGTTTCATCGAGGCGGCCACGAACGTCATCGCGTTCTATGTGGGGGCGTTGTTCCCGCGGGAGTATGTGGAGACGTATCAGGCGAACGGGTCGACGATCCCGCTGCGGCACTACCCGGTGACCGAGGTGGCATCGATCGCTCCGGTCGGGACTGGCGGGTCGAGCATTGACCCTGCCGATGTGGATGTGGACGAGCTCGGAGTCCTCCGGATGGCCTCGGGCCAGTGGCTGCGCGGCCTCTACCGGATCACGTACACGGCTGGCTTCACGCTGGTTCCGGCGAACTTCACGCGGGCGGCGTTGATCATCATCCAGCACATGTGGGAGACGCAGCGGCCGCGGGATGGCCGCCGGCCTACGGTGCCCACAAGTGATGACTTCTCCACTTTGCAGGACCAGGCGGGCCGCTTCTACTCGATTCCGCGTCGTGCTGTCGAGCTTCTGCAAGGCAACATCCAGGGCGGTGTGGCGTGACGACCATCCCCCCTGCCGTGGACGCTCTCGTTGACGTGTGCAAGGCGGCACTGCCCGGCGTGCGTGTGGATGACGGCCCGACCGTCAACCCGTACGAGCGTGATGAGGACGGCGTGACCACTGGTGTCTCGGTCTGCTGGGACGGCGAGGGCGCTGGGGTTGTCGCGGATATCGACCGTGAACCGTCTGACGGCATGGGATCGGACTACGAGACGTACCGGATCCACTCGACGCTGTTCAAGTCTCACGGTAACGCCGAGACCCGGTCGTTGCGGGTGTTGGCGTTCGAGGACTACGAAGCGATCAAAGCTGAACTGCGGTCAAGGCGCCCCTTGGCGCCAGGGGTGCTGCGGGCCCGGATGGTCGCCGTGGACTACGAAGTCCGGCCGGTCGATGGTGGCTGGGACGGTCGTCTCCGGTGGGCCGTGGAGGTGACCGCGTTCGACCGCTAGTCGAGCGGCGGCATCCCGGTGATGTCGCTGAACTCGTCCATCCGGTCGGGGCAGGCGTACTGGATATCAAGCTGGAGCCTGTTCAAGTCCTCGTCCATGAGGACGTACAGCTCGAACGTGTCGTCGTCGAACTCGCAGGCCTTACGGGTGCTGTCTCGGTAGGCGTCCCAGTCGGTGACGGTGACGCCGTAGGCCGCGATGACGTTCTGATGCGCCTGCTCGTCGTACTGGAACCGGTTGGCGTACAAGGACATTGAGACGATTGCCGCCACCACGACGGCCGCGGCTGCGATGACTACCCAGGTTCGGGCGCGGGGGTTGCTCATCTGCCCACTGTATCCACCGCTCACACCTGCGGAAATGGGGTGAACGGATGACCGACAGCACCTCCGAGGACGTCCGGAAGTTGGTCAACGATCTGCGGAAGATCGGTGACGGCGTCGGCCGGAATCTCGGCAAACAGTTCAAGAAGGCTGCTGGTCCTGTTGCGGCCCAGGCGAAGTCGAACGCTTCGTGGTCGTCGCGGATTCCTGACGCGATCACTGTAGGGGTTTCGTCGTCGCGGCGTTACCCGGGCGCGCAGATCAAGGTCTCGAAGGAGAAAGCGCCACACGCGCGTCTCTTCGAGTGGCCTGGGCGCGGTGGTTCTTTCCGTCACCCGGTGTACGGCAACCGTGAGGTGTGGGTCTCCCAGCAGGGGCGGCCGTTTATCCGTCCTGCGGTGCGAGCCAAGGGCGGCGAGTTCATCAAAGCATGCGACCGCGCAGTGGACGAAACCGCGCGCGCTCACGGATTCCGTTAAGGAGCAACAAGAATGGCAACACTGTCCACCCAGCAGGTGACCTCGTCGGGACTGGCGGCCACAGCCAATACGGCCGCTGGCGGCGGCGACAAGGTCTCGCCCAACTCCATCCTTCGCGTCAACAACGGCGGCGGTTCACCGATCACGGTCACTCTCGTGTCCCCTGAGGTCCGTGACGGCGACCTTGCCGTGGCGGACCGGGCAGTGACGGTCACGAACGGCACAGCGAAGTACATCTACGCCTCCGACTACTACCGGAACAAGACCACGGGCCTCGTCGATGTCACGTACTCCGCGGTCACCTCGGTGACGGTTGAGGTGATCAAGTCGTGAGCGACCTCGTCACTCTCACTCACCCCACTCTTCCTGGCGGGCAGACGATCAGGGTCGACCGGCGCCGCATGGGGCCGCGTCTCGCCGCCGGGTGGGAAGAGACCAAACCCGTGCAGCCGCCGGCTGCTGAACCTCCGGCTCAGCCGGAATCCGACGAGCCGACCGAGTCGGCACAGAAGCGGCGCAGCCGCAAGAACACTGAGGAGCAGTAATGCCTGCGACACCGCTGACCGCATCTACCCGGTACATCGCGCCCGAGATCACGAAGGTCTACTGGGTCGACACGATCGCCTCCAAGGCTTCGCCGACCCGGGCCGAGCTGAACGCTGGCACCGACGTCACCGGCGAGGTTTCCGACGCTGCCGGCTGGGAGCTGGCGGCGGACAATGTCGCCACCCCTGACGGTGGTTCGAAGTTCACCTCGCAGGTGTCGGGCCGGATCACCCCGCCTGACACGTCCCTGGCGTGCTACGCGTCCGAGGACACCGTCGACATCCGGGACCTGCTCGCCCGCGGCGACACCGGGTTCATCGTCATCCTCCACGGCGGCGACGTGGCCGGGCAGAAGATGACCGTCTGGCCTGTCCGTGTCCGGTCGGTGTCGGCGCCGGTTGACTTCCCGGCCTCGAACGCTTCGATGATCAACGTCCAGTTCTCGATCACGTCCGAGCCTGCCGAGAACGTCGCGATCCCGGCATGACCGCTCCGCCGTTCTCGCCGGCGACACGGTTTCTCGATGCGGGGGTGTCGCGCATCTACTGGGTGGCGTCGATCGCCGCTACGAGTGCCCCGACCCGTTCTGAATTGAACGCGGGCGTTGATGTCACCGGCGAGATCGCGCAGATCGACGGGTTCCAACTCGAATCCGAAGTGAATTCGACGCAGGCGTTCGGGTCGACGTTCGGGACCAGCAAGCCCGGTTCGCTGCGGACCAGCGGCCAGCCGGGCATGGTCACGTACGCCGACGAAGGCGGATACGACGTGCGCCGCTTGTGGACGCGTATGGACACCGGGTTTGTGGTGTTGCTCCATGGCGGTGATATCGCCGGGAACCTGATGGACGTGTGGCCTGTAACGGTCGCTGTCGTATCGAAGCCGTTCTCTACCGTGGATGCCGCGTTTGTGCTGGTGCAGTTCACGATCCATGACGATCCTGTGACTGACGTGGAGGTGCCGTGAGCGACCCGTATAAACGCGTCCAAAGCAGGAAGTTGCCGTCGCTGCCGTTCCGTGTGCTTGTTGTCGACGGCGACGAGCTCGAGTCGGCGCAGCGGAAACTGTTGGAGGCGGCGGAGCGGAAACGCCGCGCCGACCGGAACCTGGTCCCGGAGAAACCGGAGCGGGTGAAGGAAGCGACGTCTGCGAAACGGGCGCTCACGATCGCCGAGAAGGCGTTCGAAGCGTGCTGGGAAACGATCCTGATCACCGCGGTCGAACCGGCTGTATTCGAACAGCTCAAGGCCGAGCACCCTCCGACGCCGGAACAGCTCAAGGAAGACCCGGACGCCGGGTACGACAAGGAGACGTTTCAGCCCGCCCTTCTCGCGGCATGTGCTGAAGGTGGCAAGTCGCCGGATGAGTGGCGGGACATGCTCGAGCACCAGTTCTCCACTGGTGAACGCCAGGAGCTGTTCACGACCGCGCTCGCGGTGAACGCGGGCACCAGGGTGGTGGAGTCTGTGGTGCTCCCAAAAGACTCGAACGGGATCCTGGGTTTGCTCTCGAGATGGCAGTAGCGGTCGAGTACCGCATTCCGCACTCGGAGTTCCTGTCCTGGTCGAAAGACGACCGGGACAAGGCCATCAACTACCACCTCTGGAAGCGCGCTGCCTGCTCGACGTGCGGGACGCGGCAAGAGGAATGGGATCCCGAACGCGGCGGCGACCGGCACGCCTATTCGGCGGTGCTGGGGCATTGCCGCGGCTGCCAGGAGATCGAGTCGAAACGGGAACAGATGAAATCTGGCCCGCAGATTCGCGGCACTTACCTTGCCCTGCAGCGCAACCCGAGGGGGTGAGACATGTCGGCCAGGCGTGACTTGATCTATCGCATGACTGCGGACCCTGAGGGCTTCAAGAAGGGCATGCGGGAGGCTGGGAAAGACTCCAAGCTTTTCTACCGCGAACTCAAAGAGCTCGAGAAGCAGCAGCGGGCCGTCGACGATGTCATGACCGGCTCTGGTGTCGCGATGCTGGGGTTTGGTGCAGCGGCCGGCGCGGGTCTCGCGCTTGCGGCGAAGGCCGCGATCGACTGGGAGTCGGCGTGGGCGGGTGTCACGAAGGTCGTTGACGGGTCTCCCGAGCAGCTTGCGGCGCTTGAGGATGAACTGCGGGGCCTGGCAACGACGCTGCCGCAGACGCATGCCGAGATCGCCGGTGTTGCTGAGGCAGCCGGACAGCTCGGCATTGCTCGTGAGGACATCGCTCAGTTCACCGAGACGATGGTCGCGATGGGTGTCGCCACTGACCTGTCGTCAGAGGATGCCGCTACTTCGATGGCGCGGCTTATGAACATCATGCAGACCGCGCCCGATCAGGTGGATAACCTCGGCAGTGCGATCGTCGGCCTCGGCAACGCCGGCGCCTCCACCGAGTCAGAGATCGTCAATATGGCGCTGCGTCTTGCCGGTGCTGGGCACACGGTCGGCATGACCGAGGCTGACGTGCTCGGCCTGTCCTCGGCGCTTGCATCGGTGGGCATCGAGGCGGAAGCCGGCGGCTCGGCATTCTCAACCGCGATGATCAAGATCGAGGAAGCCGTTAATGAAGGCGGCGAATCGTTGGACACGTTCGCGTCCGTCTCGGGTATGTCGGCGCAGGAGTTCGCCACCAAGTGGGGGCAGGATCCCGCTAGCGCGATTGACGCGTTCGTGCAGGGCTTGGGCCGTATGCAAGCCAGCGGCCAGGACGTGTTTGGTGTCCTCGAGGGGCTGGGGTTGAGCGAGATCCGTCTCCGCGACGCCCTGCTTCGCCTTGCCGGGGCTGGCGATCTGCTGACACAGAGTCTGCAAGGCGGCAACGACGCGTGGGACGAGAACTCAGCGTTGATGGCCGAAGCCGCCCGCAGGTATGGGACGACCGAGGCGCAGATCCAGGTTGCCCGTAACCAGCTCACCGACATGGGCATCACACTCGGCGAGAAGCTTTTGCCGGCGATCAATCAATTCCTCAGCGTCGGCCAGGGCATGTTTGCTTGGTTCCAGGATCTCTCCGGCGGAACGAAGAATGCGATTGTCGTCCTCGGCACCATCGCAACCGTGGTTGGCCTTGTGGGTGGAGCCGCATTGGTTGCTGCTCCGAAGATCAACCAGCTCTCGGTGTCTCTCGGAGAGATGGGCAGCAAGACGGCCGGCCGTGCGTCCAAGGCACTGTCCGGTCTGAGCAACTTCATGCTCGGCCCCTGGGGTGCCGCTGTCGGTGCGGCTGTGGCGGTGTTCGGGATGTTCGTCGCCCAGCAGGCGGAAGCCAGGGCCAAGACCGAGCAACTCACCGACACACTCGACAGGCAGACCGGTGCGGTCACCGAAGGCACTCGGGCGTTCCTCGCGAACGAACTCCAGTTGGCGGGAGCGTTCGACACCGCCGAGAAGTTGGGCATCGGCCAAGCTGATCTCGTTGACGCCATCTTGAGCGGCAATGACGCGATCATCTTGCAGAACGCGCGAGTTCTCGAGCTCAGTGAGAACGTGTCTGATCTGTCGGCTGAAGACAAGGCGCTCCTGCAGGCCGCCCAGGAACTCCGGTTCCAGATTCTCGACCTCAACGGGACCTACGGCGAGGCAACCGAAGCGTCGGAGAATCGCCGAGCCGCGATGGAGATCGAGGGGAGCGCAACCGAAGAGGTCTCTGGCGCGAACCAGGTGCTTGCCGAGACGCTCGGCATCACTACCGAGTCGGCGACTGAAGCCGCGGCCGCGTTCGATGACCTCGACGAGAAGATCCGGGCCCTGATCGATAGTGCGTTCGCGCTGAACGGTGCGCAGCGTGAGGTCGAAGCCGGAATCGATGCGCTGACCGACAAGCTTGAAGAGAACGGCGCGACCATTGACCGCAACACCGAGAAGGGCCGCGAGAACGAGGCCTTGATCGAGGAGCAAGTCGCCGCGATCGCTCAGCTTGCTTTGACGATGGCTGAACAGACTGGGTCTGCTGAGGAAGCGAACGCCGTTCTTGACGAGCAGCGGGACCGCCTGCATGACGTGCTGAAAGCGGCTGGTCTCACTGAGGAGCAGATCGACTCCTACATCAGTGTTCTCGACGCGGTGCCGAGCGAGATCGAAACGGTTGTCGAGACGAGTGGTCTGTCGTCGGCGATTCGCGGTGCGCGGTCGCTGGGCGCAGCGATCCATGACATCCCGTCGTACAAAAGAGTGGTCGTCCAGTACTCGCAGGAGGGCCGGAACGCTCCTTCTGGTAACCAGGAGTACGCCGATGGCGGTTACGTTCCTGGTTTCGCTGACGGCGGCATCCTCGGGTTCCCTTCCGGGGGCATGTTTCGTGGCCGCGGTGGCCCGAGGGAAGACGCCAACATCATCGCGGTCAGCGACGGCGAGTTCATTGTCAACGCTGCATCGACGAAGCGACACCGGGCCTTGCTCGAAGCAATCAATTCGGGCAAGAAGATCTCGACTGCGAACAGAGCCCCCATTCATGAGTCGCTTCGGCACGGTATGGGTGGGTCTGGGGCGACGGCTCGTGTCTGGTTCGACTTCACGGGCGTGGGGGATGATTTTGCGCGGGCTATCAAGAACACGGTCCGGCTCGATGGTGACGGTGTCGTTCAGAAAGCTTTCGGGACTCGCTGATGGCATTCCCGGATGACCCGCTGGTGTTGCGCGCTGAGATCGCGCTCGGCGCGGATGTCACTGGCGATCCGAGTCTGTGGTCGTGGACGGACATCTCCGACTATGTGCGGACCGCTGACGGCGCGAAGGTGGGGGTGAACCGCGGCCGCCGGAACGATTCGGGTTCGACGTCGCCGGCGACGGCCACGTTCGACCTGAACAACGACGAGGGCCGGTTCTGCACCCAAAACCCCTCGTCGCCGTATTACCCGTTGCTGGCGGTGAACACGCCGGTCAGGATCAGTGTCTCGACGGATTCTGGCTCGTCGTGGTCGGTGCGGTTCTCGGGCTACTTGTCGAAGCTGCCGACGTCGTGGCGTGGCCCTGGCGGTTCGGATTCGTGGGTGTCGGTGACGGCGGACTCGATTCTGCGGCGCTTGGGCAAGCAGGGGTCGAGGTCTCCGTTGAGGTGGACGGCGCCTCGCCTCACGTCGAGCGGTACTGGGTGCATCGAGTACTGGCCGATGGAGGACTCCGAGGACGCCACCGAGATCGCGTCTTACTTCCCCAGCGGGATTCCGATGACGGCTTCGGGGAGCATCGAGCTTGGTGCTTCGTCGCCGCCGTCGGGGTCTCTCGCGACGCCACAATCCGACTACGAGTTCATGGTGGCTAATCCTCCGTCGTTGACGGGGATTGTCCGTCCGTACACGGACACGACCGCGTGGAGTGTCTTGGGGATCTTCAAGACCGACGCGGAATCCTCTGTGAGCCAGGTGTTGTTCGACTGCGACATCAACCATGGCGAGGGCAGCACGGACCCTGACCAGATCAGGCTGCACATCCAGACGAACACGCTGGTGTTGTCGGCCTACCAAGAAGACACGACGTTGTTGGGTTCGTACGCGACCGCTGCGCTGATTACGGCCCCGAACGACGGGGCGTGGCACGCGATCGGGATCACCGCGGCCCAGTCGGGCTCCGACGTTCGGTTCGAGTTCACGTACGAGGGCAACACGTACGGGTTCACTGTCGCCAGTAGGACACTGGGGACGATCCGAAAGGTCTCGTTCCCGTCCACGCCTATCACGACTGAGGCCGACCTGATAGCGGTCGGGCACCTCGCTGTCTACGACGCGAAACTGAACTCGAGTGCGATCGGCACCTACGCGGATGCAATGAATTCGCACCTGACCGACATCGGCGAGCGTGTCGATCTGCGGTTGGGGCGCCTCGAGGACGAGTCGGACCTTATCCACTCGGTCGCGGCGAGTATCGGTGAAGTCGCGATGTTGGAGCGGGTGGGCGCGCAGTCGGACGGGTCGATCCTCGCCGCGATCCAGGACGCCGTCGAGGCTGACGGGGGGATCCTCTACGAGCCCAAGGATTTTGATGACGATTCGCTGGAGTACCTGTCGCGGTCGTCGATCAACCTGAATGCGGTTGGCACGCCTGCGTTGACGTTGACGCAGGATGATTTCGCGATCATCGAGCAGGGCGACGACGACTACTACCTCGGCACTCAAGTGACGGTGTCTGCGGCGGGGTCGTCGGCGACGGCGGTGCGTGAGCCGGTCGAGAACGAGATCTCGCTCAGCCAGAACGTCAGGTTCGCGGATCGTCTCCCGGACCTCGCGGGCTGGGCCCTGTATCAGGGGACCCGTTCCGAC